CCCGGCCATCGAGGGTGGGGTGCGCTCTCGATCAGGTGGCAGAGTTGACGTAGAGCTTCGCCGCGCCGCCGTTGTCAACCCAGGCGCCGCCGGAACGCATGAAGGCCATGAAGCCGACTTGGCCGAGCTTGGCATAGGCCGAGTCGGTGAAGCGGTACATGGTCACATCCATGACATCGCGGATCTTGTAGTAGCTCATATCACCGAAGGCGATGGACTTGGCGCTGGCCGCCATAACGGGCATGTCGTTGTTCAGCACCAGGTCATGGCCCATGAGCTGCTCGGGCATGTCGCGGGTGATGCCGCCGTCATACGAGGGCACCCACAGCGGGCGACCGGCGGTGTCTTTGAGCTTGCGCACGGCCTTGCGGGTTTGCTGGTGCATCATGAAACGCATGGTGCCGTTCATCTGATAGGCCACATCGACCGAATCGATCAGATCGACCAGATCGTCATAAACAACGGTGGTCGTCTGGCCGGTAGTGCCGACCTTGCCGGTGCTCAGTGCCGTAACCATGCCCTGCGGCTGGTTCGTTCCAGTACCCACAGTGAACAGGGTGTTGGTGATGCGGCCGAGGCGGGTGCGCAGGCGGGCATTGACGAAGGCCTCCACGTCCACCGAGCTGTCTTGCAGCAGTTCGATGGGGATGGCCACCACTTTGGAGCTGAACTTGTAGACGCCCAGGCCAATGGTGCCGAACACGATGTCGGCAGCCGAGGCTGCGGCGTTTTGCGCCACGATCTCACCCGTTTCTGCGGTGCCGTCGCTGGTGGGGAAGGTCATGGGGTTGCCCTGCGCCGTTTGCAAAATCTCGGCGACGGAGCGCATGCCGCCAAAGGCCTTGAGGGCATCAAGCACAGACTTGGCAACGTCAGTCTGCACCGTGAAGCCGCCTTCGCTGCCGGTGGTGGTGGACATGGTGTTGCGGATGGCTTGCCATTCGGCGGTGTTCAGGGCCTGGTCGCCACCGCGCAGCCATTTGGCGTAGAGCGCTTGGGCAGGGCTGCCGGTTTTGGCGGCTGAGGCTGCGGCGCGGGCGGCGGCTTCGTCCATCGCACCATCGATCTGGGTTTGCGCGGCGATGTCGAGCAGGCGCTGTTCGCGGGTCAGCTCAGTGTCGGAGTCGGAGAGTTTGGCATCGAGGCCGTCCCACTGCGCTTGCAGCTCGGGCGTCCACTTGTCGCCAGGGTTGGCGTCGATGAGGTTGCGCATATCGCGGGCAATGGCGTTGCGGCGCTCGCGTGCTTCGATGAGTCTTGACATGGTGAGGCTCCTGTGGGTGTGCCGCGATCAGCGGCGGTTGATCGATGGCGTGAGCGCCGGATCGATTCGGGGGTCTGCGCGGCGGTCGCTCGCATCGATGCGAGCGCGCAGCGCAGGGGTGGGGTCGTGTTTGGCGGCGGGAGGCTTGGCCTTGGCCTGCGCCGGGGCGTGGGCAAAGGCGCTGAGGTTCCAGGCATTGGCCGGCACGGGTTGATCTGCCGCAATGCTGTCGGCATAGCCTGCGGCCACGGCTTCCTCAGCGGTAAACCAAGTTTCTGCGGCCATGGCGGCGAGCACGTCGTCTGGTTTTTGGCCGGTGCGGTTGGCATAGGTTTGCGCCAGGGTGCCGTCGATCTTCTCCAGCAGTGCGGCCGTTTGCAGCAGGTCGTCGGCATTGCCCCATGCGCCTGTCCACGCTTTGTGAATCATGAGCATGGAGCCTTGGGTGGACATGATGATTTCGTCGCCCGCCATGGCCAGAAAGCTGGCGGCGCTGGCGGCCAGGCCATCCACATGCACGACGATGCGGGCGCTGTGCTCGCGCAGGGCGGCCTCCATGGCGCGGGCGGCAAACACGCTGCCGCCGGGGCTGTTGATGCGCAGATGAATGGTGCTGGCCTGGGTGTCGCGCAGTTGTTGCAGAAAAGCGGACGGGGTGACGCCGCCAAACCATTCGGCTTCGAGATCGCTGTCAACGATCACGTCGTACAGCAGAATTTCGGCTTCGCCACCATCGAGCGCACGCACGGTGAACTGGCGTGCCGGGGCGGCTTTGTTGGAGGCGAGCAGGGCCAGCAGATTGCGTTTCATGGTTTTGCTCCAGGTGCAGGCTGCGACGGGTTAGCCTGGCGGTAGAGTTGTGCGGCATCGGCTCCGATGGGCTTGAGTTTTTCAAGGCGGCGGATTTCATCGACGGTCATCCACCCAGGCCCCTGGCTGCCGCCGATGGCTTGGCGGTAGTAGTCGCCGAGCTTGGTCAGGTCGCCACGCAGCAGGGCGGAGCGGTCGAACTCGACGTAGTTTTTCGCGGTCTTGAACAGCTTGTAATTCAGCTCTTGCTCATCGCGCACGAGGTGGGGCTGCAGGGTGTAGTTGATGAAGCCCTGCCCCATTTCGCTGACGCCAGTGCCCCAGGCGCTGGCCTTGTCCGTTTCTCCGATCATGAAGGGCGGAACACCGAAGGTGCGCGCGATGTCGATGACCTGAAACTGGCGGCTCTGCAGCAACTGCGCATCGGCGGCACTCATGCTGAGCTGCTCGACCTTTCCGCCTTGCGTGAGCACAATGGGCTTTCCAGCGTTGGTGCTGCCGCTGTAGCGGCTGGCCCACTGCGTGCGCAGGGATTCGATCTGGTCGTTGTCGAGCTTGCCGTCGTAGGTGAGCGCCACCTTGGCGGTGGTGGCGTTGCGGTAGTAGTTGGCGCTGTGTTTGTCGGCAGCTAGAGCAATGCCGATGCCTCGGCGGGCACCCCAGGCGATGGTGCTCATGCCGCGCAGGCCATCGAAACCGAAATTCGTGAAGTGCAGCATGTCGGCCTGGTTCACGGCGCGGGTGAGGCCGGGCTTGACCTGCACGGCATAGTTCAGCTCGTTGTCGATGCGAAACGGGGCAACGGCCAGGGGATGCAGGGGCAAGGCCTCTTGCACGACGCCATAGCCGTCGCGGATGAGCATGGCGAAGCCGTCGCCGTAGAGGTGACGGCTGGCTTCGATGTATTCCCAGAATGCGGCGGCGCTGATGGCGGGGCTGGGGCGTTCATTGAATACCCACCACAGCGGGTGGTCTTCGACCAGGGTGCGGGTGGAGTCTGCTCCGCGCCGGTAGAAATCGACCGGAAGGCTAGCCTTGGCGCCCGCAATCAGGCGGATGCAGGCGAACACGGCCGAGACCTGCAGCGCAGTGGTGGGCGTGACGACTTCGCCGCTTTCATCGGCCATAGCGCCGATGGCTTCCATCAGCTCGCTGTAGCTGAGGCTTGTCGCGGTGATGCCGGAGTCGATGTTCATGACAGCGGCAGGCCAGGATGGTTCGATGCGCTGGACTGCCACGGCGTTGCGCGGCGCGACAGTCAATCGGTTGGAGAGGCGTGCGAACAGGCTCATGGTCAGACCTCAACAAACGCCTGATCGACGATGGTGTCGTCGCGGTTGTGGATGGCCCGGTTGAACGCCATGATGGCGGCAACAACGCCGTCGATCTTGTTCTCGGGGCGCTCTTTGCGGGGGTAGATGTTGTCTTTTGCGTCGTGATGACAGACGATGTTGCTGACCATCCACGTGGTGATGGGGTTGCCGTCGTGCACCAGCTTGCCAGCGATGGCGAGCGCTTCGATGTGCTTCATGGGCTCGCTGAAATTCATCACCGAGGGGCGCAGCTCGATCATGGGCACATCGCGGTTGAGCAGGTTGCCAGCCATTTGCGTGGCCTGGTAGGGGTCGTAGGCCTGGGCCTGCAGCGCGTAGGTGCGAAAGTCGTCGTAGACGTCGGTCTCGATCTGCTGCAGGTCGGTGATGTCGCCAGGGGTCACGGTGAGGTGGCCTGCGCGTGCCCATCCGCTGTATTGGCTGTTGGCGCCCATTTCGACAGCACGCTCGGGTAGGTAGTACGCGCTGATCAGGTAGAACAGGCCAGATTCGCTGTCGACAAATACGCGCATGCGGGCAGCGATGTCAACCTTGCTGGCCAGGTCGAGACCGCCGTAGCACGGCAGGTGCGCCACGTCGTCGGCTATCAGGCCTGGCCGGGCGCAGCGCTCCCAGGCACGCATGTCCATCCAGGCGCTGTCTGCATTCACCCAGACATTGAAGCGCTTGGTCAGCAGGTTGTTGACGGCGCTGGACATGGTGCTGGCCTTGCTGACAGCGGCGCGCAGGTCGTCAATGTTGACGCTGACGCAAAGGCCGGGGTTGGCCTTTGTCCAGACGCTTTCATCCGTCCAGTCGTCGTTGTCGTCAAGGGTGTAGATCGCGCCGAACACGCGGTCATCCACGGCGTCGCCGCTCAGGATTTTGGTGATGTGCGTGCGGCGCTCGTAGCAGATTCCACTGCGGTTGCTGCCGGCCGTGGTGATGGCCCACAGCAGGGACTGCTCACGCGCGCCACGTGCGGTGTCGATCACGTCGTACACCGTGCGGGTTTTGTGGGCGTGAAATTCGTCGATGATGGCGCCGTGCACGTTGAGTCCGTCGAGCGTGCTGCCCTCGGCGCTGAGGGCGCGGAACACGCTGGCGGTGTCGGGCTGCAGTACCGAGTGCTCGAACACGCTGAGGCCCAGCGCGTGCTGCATGCTGCGGTCGCGCTGGCACATATGCTTGGCATCATCGAACACGATGCGGGCCTGCTCGCGTGTGGTGGCGGCGCTATAAACCTCGGCACCGGGCTCGCCATCGGCGAAGGCGAGATAGAGCGCCACACCGCTGCTGAGCGTGGACTTGGCATTCTTTCGAGCGACTTCCAGATACGCCTCAAGGAAGCGGCGCATCGCGGTGTCGCGGTGTAGCCAGCCAAAGGTGGTGGTCAGAATGAAGGCCTGCCAACCATCCAGCTCGATCAGCGCCCCTTCGCGTGCCCACTTGCCCTTGATATGGGGCAGCATCTCGATAAACGCGCAGACATGCTCGGCGGCTTGCGGAGAAAACACCCAAGGAAATTCGTCTGTCGTCTCCCGGCTCAGATCATCAGCCTGGCGCTGACAGGCGCGCTTGATCCAGTGGCAGGCCACGATGGAGCCGTCGAGCACGCCGCCGGTATAGGCGGTGGCCTGGGCGATGTAGTGGCCCGGATCGCGCGTCATGTCAGCGACCCCCGGAGAACCGAGACCAGCCTGCGGGTTTTTCCATGCCCGGCAAATCTTGCTGGCCCATATTGTTCGATGCCGCCACGCGCGACCGCGCGCTGGGTGACAAACCGAAAGCATCGCCAAACTTCTTGACCTGATCGCGTAGGCTGTTGAGCAACTGCACATGCACGCTCTGCACTTCGTAACCGTTCGGCGTGCTGGAGATAAAGGCTTTCACCGGATCGACATTCCTCTCGGCCAGCACCGCCATGCGTGCATTCAGGCTGCGCTCAACAAGATGCAGGTGGGCGGCGGCTTGGCAATAGGCGCCAAACTGTTCAATGTCCAGCCGAGAAATGAGACCAACGTCGAACAGTGCGGCGGCGTCGCGCTTCCAAATTTTCCGAGCTTCGTCTGTGAGATATTTTGGCGGCGTCGGAATCGCAATCTCCGGGTTCACGCCATCGGCCAAATCGCGCGCAGCAGGACGCCGAAAGTTGCCCTGGAGCACCTTCAAACTTTCCGGCTTCGGCTGTGGACCACGCAAACCCATTGCTATCCTCAAAAAAGCACAAATCTTGATACCCCCCCCTCAAAACTCAGCACCACAAAAATATGACGAGGCGCACGGTTTCGTGTGGAGGGGCTTAAACTTTTGATACCCCCCTGGGGTGCGGTGTGTTGCCGAAGCCGCCGTCTTCGCGCGCGGTTTTTTGCGCGTGGTGACGATGACAAAGCGGCTGCCAGTTGCTGCTGTCCCAGAACAACGTCATGTCGCCACGGTGCGGCTGGATGTGGTCAACGTCGGTTGCTGCGGTCATGCGATGCTCCTGTTCACACTGCACGCACATGGGGTGCGATCTCAAGAACCCTTCCCGCGCCCGACGCCATGCGCTTGAGTAGCCACGTTTGCTGCTGCTCTCGCGCCGCGCATCGACTTCCTGCCTCGCTGCCCGCTTGTGCTTGGCGCAGTAGCCAGGCTCGGCCACGAGGGCGGAACATCCTGGGTGACGGCACGGGGTC